ACTCCGGCGTTCTGGCTATCGAGTTCGACCAGTCGCCGATCCGGATGGCGCCGGCGTGCGGGCTCGCGTTCGACCTGATCGTCGGCAAGCACATCGTGCACGACGGTGACCCGGAGCTGACCACGCACATCAACGCCGCGGTGAAGCGCGAGCAGGAACGGGGCTTCACCTTGTCGAAGGGCAAGAGCAAGCGCCACATCGACGCCGCGGTCGCCCTGTGCATGGGCTTGTGGATCCTGCACGAGGTGCCGCCGGCGCCCCCGCCCAAGCCGTGGGCCATGTACGCGTCCCTGAAACGGTAGGTGAGCTGTGCGGCGTCATGAAGTTCTGGCCGTGCTGGGTATCGCCCTGGTCCTCACGGTGGCCGGGCTGGTGTGGATGTTCGGTCCGTGGGGCCTGATAGGTCCCGGTGTTGCCCTCCTCGTGGCCGCGCTGTTCGTTCTGGATGTGAGGGAGGCAACCGGCCGTGGCGACTCTGTGGCAGCTTCTGCGCGGCGCGAAGCCGTCCGTGGAGCGCCGGTCCGGTCTCGATGACCTGCTTGAGTGGAAGCGCGGTTCCTGGTACGGACTGGGCGGCGCGAGTCCATGGCTCAAGCAGGAGGACATCGAGAACTCGTTCACCGGGTACGTCAATTCCGCGTACAAGTCCAACGGTGTCGTGTTCGCCACGATGCTGGCGCGGCTGCTGATTTTCAGTGAGGCCCGCTTCCAGTGGCAGCGCATCACCGCCGGCCGGCCGGGCGATCTGTTCGGCACCCCGGAGCTGTCCATTCTGGAGACTCCCTGGCCGAACGCGACCACCGGTGAGCTACTGTCCCGCGCGGACCAGGATGCCTCCTTCGCCGGGAACTTCTACGTGGCCAACGAGGGAAGCCGCCTGCGCCGGCTGCGCGCGGACTGGGTGAGCATCATCCTGACCGCACCGGCCGCGGAGGCGGTGCAGTCGGATATCGCCGGCTACCTGTTCCGGCCCGGCGGTCTGGGCAGTGGCGCGCAGGCCAAGACCTATCTGCCGCACGAGGTCGCCCACTGGTCGCCGATCCCGGATCCGGACGCGCAGTACCGCGGCATGTCGTGGCTGACGCCGATCCTGCGCGAGATTCAGGCGGACAAGGCCGCGACCGCGCACAAGCAGGCGTTCTTCGACAACGGCGCGACGTTGGGCCCGGTCGTGTCACTCAAGGAATCGGTGACCGTCGACCAGTTCAAAGAGTTCATGGTGGAGTTCCGCGAGGGTCACCAAGGCACCAACCACGCCTACGAGCCGCTGTTCCTCGGCGGCGGCGCGGATGTGACCATGCAGACCGCCGACATGAAGCAACTCGACTTCCGGGCCACCCAGGGCGCCGGCGAGACCCGCATCACCGCCGCCGGCGGCGTGCCGGCGGTCATCGTCGGTCTATCCGAGGGTCTGCAGGCGGCGACCTACTCCAACTTCGGCCAGGCACGCAGGAAGTTCGGCGACCACTGGGCCCGGCCGATGTGGCGCTCGATCGCCGCGGCGTTGGCTCCGATCGTGCCGGTGCCCCGAGGCACGGTGCCCGGCACGGTGCGGCTCTGGTACGACGACCGGGACATCGCGTTCCTGCGCGAGGACCAGATGGACGCGGCCGAGATCGCGTTCCGCCAGGCACAGACGGTGCGCTCACTCATTGACGGCGGGATGGAACCCGACGCCGCGGTGCGCTTCGCGTCCAATCAGGACCTGTCCAGCCTGATCGGTCACCACACCGGGCTCTACTCCGTGCAGCTGCAGCCGCCCGGCACCGGCATCAAACCCGACGCACCCGCAGGAGGGTCGCAGTGACCAAGCCCCAAGGTCGGCCGCAGTTCTTGCGCTACGCCTCCGCGCCGATCGCGCTGGCCGCCCGTGCCGATGCCGAGCCAGCCGGCGAGGTCATGACCGTGCGGTTCTCGGTGTTCAACACCTGGTACCCGATCTCCTCCTGGTGGGAGGGCGACTTCCTGGAGCGCACCGCGCCCGGGGCATTCCTCAAGACCATCGGCGAGCGTGGCGATCAGGTCAAGGTCCTGTTCAACCACGGCTACGACAGCGGCATCGGCAGCAAGATCCTCGGCGTGCCCAGCGTGCTGCGCGAGGACGCCGACGCGCCGTACGCCGAGGTACCGCTGCTGGACACCTCATACAACCGGGACCTGATTCCGGGGCTGGCCGCCGGCGGCTACGGCTCCAGCTTCATGTTCGAGGTCACCCGCGAGGAGTGGAACCGCGAGCCCGACGCGTCGGACTACAACCCCGGCGCGCTGCCCGAGCGCACGATCCGCGAGGTGCGGCTGTTCGAATTCGGGCCCGTCACCTGGCCGGCCAACCCGGCCGCCACCGCCGGGCTGCGCTCGATGACCGACTGGTATGCCGACCAGCTGCGCGAGCGGGACCCCGCGCGTCACGCCGACATGGCGGAACGCTTCACAGATTTCCGTGCCCAGCACGGACTGCGCACCCTCGACGTCGACGCCGCCCTGCGGGGCACCTCGACACCGGGCGCCGCGCTCCCGACCGACGCGCCGGACACCGCACCCGCGGTGCACCACCCGAGCGGTCTGTCCGCTGCCGCACGAGCACGCCTGCTCGCGGCACCGTTCCTGACCCAGGGAGCACCATCATGAATCTGCGCGAGCGCCTCGCGGCCGTTGAGGCCGAGCTGCGCACCATCCACGAGACCGCCGGTGACGCGGCTCTGTCCGACGAGACCCAGACCCGGTGGGATGAACTGACCCGGGAGCGCGGCGAGCTGAACGCCGCGATCACCCGCGACGACGAGCGGCGCGCCCTGGTGCGCTCGCTGGCCGAGCGGCCGGGCCACACCGAGCCGGGCGACGGGGCCCGGGGTGGTGCGCCCGAGGTGATGCTGAAGGCCGACGCGTCCGCGATCCTGGCCAACCCGCACCGCGCCAGCCGCCAGGCCCTGGTTTCCGCGAACCTGCGTGCGGTCGAGGGCCGCATCGAGGAACGTGACAACCAGGTCCAGTTCGAGCGGATCCTCAAGCGCCACGCCGGCGACACCGCGTGGGCCGCGAACCTGTTGGGCCGCGCGCAGCCGGAGTACGTGTCCGGCTGGGCGAAGATGATGACCGGCCGGGAAATGCTGCTGACCGGCGAGGAACGCGCCGCGATGGCCGTGGGAACCAACACGGCCGGCGGCTTCCTGGTCCCGACGTTCCTGGACCCGTCGCTGATCCTGACCTCGGCCGGCAGCTCGGACGACATCCGCCAGATCGCCCGCGTGGTCACCCTGACCACCGGCAACGTGTGGAACGGCGTCTCCACCGCCGGCGTCACCGCGTCGTATGACGGTGAACTGACCGAGGTGTCCGACGACACTCCGGCGTTCGCCAAGCCCAGCATCTCGATCTTCAAGGGCCAGGCGTTCGTTCAGGCGTCGATCGAGGCGTTCGAGGACATCGACAATCTCGCCTCCGATGTCCTGATGCTGATCGCGGACGCCCGGGACACCATCGACGGGTCGATGCACGCGGTCGGTACTGGCTCCGGCCAGCCCGAGGGTGTGTTCCACGCGGTCAACGCCAGCTCGTCGCGGCAGGTGGTCTCGACCACCGCGGCCGCGATCGGCCTGGTCGACATCCAGGCGACGTACAAGAAGGTCGGCCAGCGGTGGCGCAAGAAGTCGACGTGGTGCATGAACCCGACGTATCTGCTAGCCATCCAGACCCTGGGTACGGCGCTGTCTGCGAGCTACACCACCAACCTGAGCCAGCCCCTGACCGAGGACATCATCGGCCGCCCGGTGCTGGACACGGACGACGCTCCGACCACGCAGACCACGACCGTGCTCGACCAGGAAGTCCTCTTCGGTGACTTCAGCAACTACGTGCTGGTCGACAAGCCCGGTTCGACCAGCGTCGAGTTCGTGCCGCTGCTGACGAATACCGCGAACAACCTGCCTGACGGTCGGCGCGGTTGGTACGCGCACTGGCGTCACGGCGCCGGCGTGCCGAACCTGGCCGCCTTCGCGCTGCTGGTCGACAAGACCTCGGCCTGACAGACCGGGTGCCGGCGCGGCTCAGGGACCGCGCCGGCACCCAGCACCTCCCTGGAATCCCTGTATCTCACCGAAGGAGGCCCGCCATGGCCGACAAGCTCTTGCGCGTCCGGATGGACAAGATCGCGGCCGTTCTGCACCCGGAGACCGGCACGCACGTCACGCCGGACCCGACCGCCGCGTACCCGGAGGATGACGTCCTGGTGCGCGAGTACCCGTGGATGTTCGCCACCGATGAGGAGTTGGCGACCGAGGACCGGTCGCGGCCCGAGTCGGTGCACATCGAGACCGCGACCCGCGCCCCGGGCGAGCGTCGCGGCGCCCG